AAGCCGCAATTGGTGGCGTACCAAAATGCCCACGCTTGTTGTACTTCGGTAAAAGCAAAAGGGGCGTGGTAGATTACCAAGGCGGCTTTGTAGGCTTCACGACTTACAACTGACTGCTGTACGAGGGTTTGGAGTTCGGCAAAGCGGGTTTGCAGGACTTTGTAGAAGGTATAAACATTAGTGTTGAAGTCGTTGATAATTTCGGTTTTGACGGGCTTTTTTGCCCAAAAGACAGCTCCTCCACCAAAAAAGGCTTCGGTATAAATGGTGTGTTCGGGGATAAGGGGCAGGATATGTGGCAGCATTGTCTGCTTGCCTCCGTAGTAGGATATTGGCGTTCGTTGCCATATTTTTGATATAGGTTTCATTGCTTTTTTAATATTTAAAAATCATTAAATCTTCATAGGTGCTGTTGTAATTGATATTGGTGCTGACGCTTACCCGTGTGGTGTGGTTGAACGGACTGGGGAGGTTGTACTCGTTGGCAAGGAAGTCGAAGAGGTCTAAGAGCTGTCCTTTATTGCTTCCGAAGTAGATGTAGCGAGGCATTGTATTAAGGCACTTCACGATATGCAGGTAGTCTTTTAGCTTCCAATCTTGCGCACCACAGTAGGAACTAATGTCGGTGGAAAGATAGGGTGGGTCGAGGATAAAGACGGAATTTTGGGTATGTTCAAACTCGGTGATGAGGTTGCGATAGTCGGTTTGACGGCGTTCTACTCCTGCAAGGTAACCATCGGCATTGTAGGGTGTTTGGGTGATTTTGGCATAGAAGCCGTCTTTGGCGAGTGCCTCAAAAGTGGTGGCGTACTTGCCGCTGAAAAGGAGGTTGGCAGAGAGGGTAATACAATCTAAGGCTTCGGGTGGGTATTGACGAAGGACTTCCAAAATAGCGGGTTTTGCTTCGTTGATGCGTGTTCCTTTGGGGTAATTTGCAACAATGGGGCGCAATTGGGCGATGATTTCGTTGGTGGTGGGTATGAGTGCCAATCGGTGAGCGAAGTTGTCGTAATCGTTCCATATTACGCGGGCGTTGGGGTGTGTGGTTTTGACGGTGTGTGAAAGAAGTCCTGAACCACCGAATAGGTCGATGTAGGTGGCGTTGGTGGGGAAGTGTTTTAGGGCTTCTTTGAAGTGTTTGACGAATTTGCGTTTTTGTCCTTGAAAGGGTAATGGTGATGTGGTACGTGCCGTACTGGCAGATTGATTTTTCATTGTTTTTTTTAGTGTTAGTGTTCGGTATGTGTTCGCTTAGTGTTCGGTGTGTGTTCGGTGCGAGCCGCACAGGCGATGTTTTTTTGGTAGTTTGGAAAATTGTTGTACTTTTGCGGCATCTCACATCATTCAAACATAAAAGAAACACGCAGGCAACAGAAGACTTATGTCCTCCGCAGCCTGCGTGGTTATGTTTAAAATGATGTGAGAGTTGTTTTAAAGCGGAGGACATTTTTTATACTGCTTGTCCTCCTATTTTAGCAGTGTTTAAACTTCATTTAAAAGCTGTTTAAATCTTCTACCGAAACGGCTTGTATTTCCAACATATATAGACTAACACGGCAATAAGCAAGAGCCAAAGGGTGTACCTTACGAGGCTGCTTTGGGGGTGCTTGTACTTGTGTTTGGCGTAGGTAATACTATGCGTTTTGGCTTCGGTTTTTGTCTGTATCTGTGTATTATATAAAAGGGTACTATCAACCTGTCGTAGGCTCTTAGAATGGGTGTTGGTAGCTTTAATCTTTACCTTTCCGTTTGTTACCCTTATGGTCTCGGTATCACCGTCACGAATGCGGTAATATACGAGTTCGCGTGGGTTGCCTGCACTATCGGTGAGGGTTTCTAATTCGAGCTCGTAATCTTGGTGAGACACGAGGGACTGCTGTAACCCGTGAGCTTGATAGGCAAAGAGCTGTGAGCTGTCTTTATAGGTGATAAAGTGCTCCTTTTGCACCTGCTTTTGCTCGGTAGTGGCGACCTTGCGAGTTCGGCACCCTACGAGGGCGAGGAACGCCAATAGCAGTGCAATTATGAATTTTGAATTATGATTTATGAATGTTCTCATTGGCTCATTTGTTGATTTATGAGGGTGAATTGCCATTCGCCCCTACAGGGTTTTGTATTCGTCTTTGGCGTTGAAACAAGGGCAGGCTTTGGCGACACCTGGGAAGTCTCTATGCCCTAAGATTTCGGCTTCGGGGTAGAGGGCTTTGAGCTCGGTAAGGAGCTTTATTAAGGCTTCTTTTTGGGCAGGCGTACGGGTGTCTTTGGGCTGATATACCAATTGCCCATTGACCATTTGCCCGTGCGGCTCGCACCCTCCAACGTAGCAGATACCAATGCTGTCCTTATTATGGTTGGTTACGTGGGCTGGGACTTTATTGACGTCTCTGCCTTCTTCTACTGTGCCGTCTAAGCGAACGATGTAGTTGTAGCCAATTTCATTGAAGCCTCGTTGGCGATGCCATAGGTCTATGTCCTTGGCGGTGTGGTCTCTGCCTTCGGGGGTTGCCGAGCAGTGAACTACTAAGTAACGGATGTTGCGGGTGCTTTTTTTCATATTCTACTTTTTAGGGGTGTTCCTGAATTGTAAAACCTGCATTCATTAGGGTATTTTCAATAGCCTCAATCTTTTTATTAATCTTATCTACATTGAAATCACCTAAACTATTTAACTTAGTGGACAAATCTTTACCATTGACTAATAGCTTATTAGTATTAATGCTTAATTCTTCAGCATTAATAATCATCTTCTTTCCAAAGTGAGTATAAACTTCAGAACTTTGTTGTAAGTTCTTAGCACTAATAGATGTAGTTTCAGAGTTGATTTCTACAGATTCCTCATTCACATTAAGTCTCTCCCCTCTCTGCCCAAGAGCCCCTGTAATATTAACACTTCCTCTATTTCTAATGTTTACTAAACTCTCTGCATATATCTCTACGCTTTCACCATCAATTCGAACTCCCTCATCTGTTTTGTTGGATAGCTTAAAAAAGGAAATAGATTTCTTGAGTCTTGACCAAAGGCTATCCTCCTTATCTACTTTGCTTGTCAGCAAGGTTTCCAAGTTTTTGTTGCTCTTCACTTGGGTAACGATTTCCTGCAAGGTATCAAAGTCGGTATCGTCTACGCTTAGGGTAGTTTCTACTTGTCCTATTTTGGTTTGCAAGCCGTCAATGGCGTCTTTCAGTTCTTGCCCTGTGCCGTCATAGCCTCCTTTGGGTAGCAAGCCCGATACATCGGTAGGCTGCAAGCCCTCTAACTTTTGTTTGTGCTCGTTGGTGAAGTCGTTGGTGCTAAGTCCTTTGCCGTCTTCTTTGTTTACTTTTTTGTCGAATAGATTGCGGTGGGCATTGGTGTCGTCTAAATGGTTGAGCAGCTGCCCTGCTGATGCGGTGTTTTCAATGGCGTGCGAGAGTCCTTCGATGTTTTTCATTGGGATTTGCTCGTCTTTGTGCCAATAGCTGTCTATCCAAGCAGCAAAATGTTCTTGTGCGGGTTTCATAAAGTTTGAAAACCACTTTTTTAATGTCTTTTTTGGTGTCATATTATTGTTTAATTTTAAAAGTTACTTGTTTAGGGGGCTACTTGAAAGCCTACATACTCTATAAATTGTACCACGCGGTAAGGTGGCATATTGTTGTGAGGCTGGTCGCCTCCTGTAGTGGAGGTGTTTTGGTCGGCACAGGCATCTAATGTTCCTGATTGCCAATTTCGCGGTCCTACAAAACGCCCGCCACCATACCTATTATATAGACTTTCGCTCCCTTGCTGGTGATGATGCGAAGGCATTTCCTCTACAGTGAGCTTATGTGAGCGTTTGCCGCTTCTGTGTTTTAAGGCATTTAGACGATAATCTTCAGCATCGTTTTCATCTCTTCTGTATTCAGGGTCGTGCCCTATGGGCATTACTCCACGTAATGGTACGTACTCGTGCCAGCCTTCGGGTATTTCATTCTCTGGCTTGCCCCATATTGCTACTAAACCTACGGGCACGGCTTGCTTCTGCTTTTTGAGTATCTCAACTTCGTCTTTTAACTCTTTGAGGGCTTTGTTTTCGGCTTTATTTTCACTCAATTCTTGGAGGTTGGTTATACGCTTGAAGTCTGCCCAATTGAAAGTCTTTTCGGGGGTAGAGCGACCGAAAGCTATGGTACGAATGGTCTCTAAGGGGCGTAGGAAGCCGTCTTGAAAGGTTGCTTCGGTAGTTTCTTCTTTAATAAAGACGGTGTCGCCTTTGGTGCCTCCTGTAAAGGGGTAGAGCTCGCCATTGATATAGACGGTACCCGCTGAGATAGTGTTGCCTACCTGCTCACAGCCTGATATAATTGCCTTATTGCCTGCAAGGTGTCCAAAATGGTTAAATAGGTTGTAGGCGTTCTGCATAAAGGCAAGGAACGCTACATCGAAGGGGTAGCCTGCATTGTGTTCTGTGTTTATTGTATTCATAGATTCCTCTCCCCGTTCCCCTCCCCAAAAGGGAGGGGGCAAACCGCACGGGGTAGCAGTTTTAGTTATTTATCTATTCTCATAAGTTCCTCTCCTTTGGAGGGGTTAGGGGAGGATGATTTGCCATCGTTTGCCTGCGAGCTTGTAGAAGTTCACGAGGGCTTCGAGCTTGTATTTGTCGTATTCTAAACCTTGTGGCAATACCACTATAAAGTCTACTCCTCCGTCTATATAGTCGCCTCGTTGGTAGAGGAAGACTTTCCCTAAGTATAGGGGCTTATTGGCACTTCGAGGGTATATATAAAGCCGCTCGTTTTGCTTGCCGTCCTCGATACGGATACGCCGTTGCTCGCTGTCGAACTCATCATTGAGTGCCTTGCGCAAGTAGCATACTTGGCTGTTGTGGGCGAGGTTATATAGGTTGGCTTGTCGTGCTTGCTGAAAGTCGTACAGCAACTTGTGCAGGGGTGCTGCCAACATACGCAACCACGCTATGAGCTTGGGTTTGCGCAGGAAGGTAGGGGTAAGCAGCACGAGCAGTTTGTCGATGTTTAGGTTATACATTGCTAACGTAGGTTATATCGTTAAAGTTGTCAATGGTAAAGTAGCCTGCGGTGGGTATCTTGCTTATTTCTATGGTTTCAAAAGCTCCGTAGCCTCCACCGATGGTGATGTTTTTACTTTGGGCAAGCACTAAATGCGGTATCTTCACTCCTTCGGCTTGTTGTAGCGCATCAATAAGGTGCGCTAATACGAGTTCGCCATTGAAGGGCAGGCGTTTAAGGTAGCTCTTGATAGTCTCTTCTACGGGCTTAGTGGCGTGAATGATGCTTTGTCCGTTGCTGTCTAATACAAGCGGGTCATAGATGATTTTCATTTGCAAGTGCAGTATATCGGGCTGATAGTTCACTACCGATAGGCGTACGCCCGCGTCTTTGATTTCTTGCAAATAGGCTTCAAAGGCTTGCTTTTGGGCATCGGTGATAGGTTGCAACTGCTCACCCTGTTCGCCTGCTATTTTTACTATAAGTCTACCTTCGTTTTTGCTTTCTATTACTGCCGAGTACTTGACAATTTTGCTTGCCTCTATGGCTTCCTCTGTATGCCCTTGGTTATTGAAGGTATCGCTATCGGGCAACAGGTCAAAGCCATACTGAAAGGCAAGGGCTTTGCTGCGATACCAACGGGCAGTATGGGGTTTAAGCTCGGCAAGGCGTTTGTCAATATCCGTCCTGTGCTGGTCGAATAGCTTTTCTAAGCTCCATATTGCTACGGCTATGATGTACACCCACAATCGCCATATAGCTACTTTGGAGGTGCTGTTGAGGCTATCCAGTGCAGGCTCTTGGGCTTTGGCTTGTAGGATAAGGGTTTGTATTTCTTGTATAGTGCGTGCCATAGGTTAATGATTGATAATTAGGGGTTGTAAGCTCTCAATGCGCTGTTTGCCTTTTTCAAAATACTCCTCGTCTATTTCGGTAGCAATGCCACGCATACCCATATTGTGAACGGCTTCCATACAGCTCATACTTCCTGCAAAGAAGTCGGCTACAACTACCTCATTGCGGGGTTTGTCTTTGGGGATAACCAGTGCTAATAGGCGTTCTAAGAGGCGAACGGGTTTTTGAGTGGGGTGAATGGTGTTGTAGTGGTCGCGTACTTGCTTGATGATTGTTTTTTCGTTGAGACCGTATTCTATTCCTTGAATGACAGAAACACTTCTATCTGCTTTTGTTATTCCATTATGAGTAACAGAACCTTCTTTCCATTCTTCTACATCATTTCTAATAATACTTTTTTCATTTAATCCATATTGAATAGATTGCATTACATTCACACATCTATCTAATTGATTACCCCCTTTGGTTATTGATACACCTCTTTTAAATTCAGCTCCTTTATCAGTTCTAATAATACTTTTCTCATTAAGTCCAAACAATATAGATTGCATTACGTTTACATTACGTTCACCTGTTTGTTTATCTTGTGTTGCAATCGTATTATATTTAGTGAAAGTATCGCAATTATACCTATCAGTTCTAATGGGCGTTTCTGTTGGTATTTTGTTATTTTCCAAAAATTCCAATACCGCATTGAGTGATTTTGTATTCTTAAAAGTGGTTTTGAGTCTTTTTATATCGGTTACAATACTATCTATATCGTGCCCTTTCATTTCTAAATAAGGTACTTTTACCTTATTGATACCGCCCTCTTTTTTTGTAAGGATAGATATAGTTTCGTGTATGCGAGACATAGGCATTAGCGGACTTGATACATAGCTTTTATCCCAAATCACCTCCTCTTTAAAAACAAAGCCTAAGCCGTCTAATATGGTATTCCAACGATAGAATGATGTGCCACGCCCAAACATCACAATAAAGCCTTTTTTAGTAAGGAGGCGTTTGCATTCAGCAAAAAACTTGTGCTCGTCAAAAGGGCGTTCGAGTTTTTGATTTTTGAGATATAAGTACGGAGGGTCAATGCAAATTACATCAATACTCTCATCAGGAAGGGTTGCCATTACCTCCAAGTTATCGGCGTTGTATAATTGTAGGTTATTCATAAGGTTTTTATTCTTTACTTACTATAAAATCAAGGTTTATTGCCCATATACTGATGCCTTCAAGCCTTTCAAATACTTGTTCGTCTTCTTTGGTGAAGGCTGTTGCGGGCTGTAAGTTTTTAGCCGTGTAGTAGGCTAATATATCTTTGTTAGTGAACGCCTCTGCGGGTAGTACTAAGGTATTGCCTGCCACAACCTCATCGGTGATGTTAAGGCTGTTGGCTTCTGCCAACTCAAAGATACTTTCTATTGTGCCTGTATGTTGCAGGGCGAGGTCGAGGAGGCTTTGATTATGTAAGGCTGTTATTGTCATTTTATTTATTTGCCTGCGGTGGCTCACCGCTTGCCGTTGAGTTGTTTGTACTTCTTTAATTCGGTGAGAAGCTCCTCTACAGATTGCTCCAAGTCTTTAATGCGCTGGTTAGCGTGTTTGAGTTCCTCAATAACATTGGCGTACTTGGAGCCTAAGTCTTCTATCATTTCACGATAGATTTTTACGGCTTTGTCTACGTTATCAAGTTCGGAGGTTTGTAGCTCCATTTGTTGTTTTGGTCGCCCGAAAAACCAACCTGCTAAGCCCGATAATACCATACCGATAAACGAACCAAAATGCTCTTTAAGTACTTCTGTTATCCATTCCATTGTGATATGTGTTTTTAAGTTATTGTTCCTTTTCCTACGCTTGTTGTTGCTCCGCTTTGAGCTGCTGCTGTTCCTGCCGTGCTTACGGTTATGCCTGCGGCTACTTTTACCTCACCACTACGTACAAAGGCGTCAATAAGGCTTGCTAAGCGTTCGGCGTACTCTTCTGTACTGCTATCGGTTTTGGTAAGCATATCCTGTTGAAGGGTGATAATGCCTTGTTTGAGTTGTTCTTTATTTAAACCCATAACTGATTTATTTTATTGTTAATCTCTTCAAACTTCGCTACATTCTGCGGGGCAAAGTTGCCAGCACCTGCGGGGGTTTGTATGATAGCGTTTTTAAGTTCGTTTAAAAGCTCATTTAAAAGGAATTTAAAATCGGCTTGCTCATTTTTGAGTTGCAGTTTGCCGTCTTCTATCTTTAAGGTAAAACCTCCCAAGATAAGTGCTACTTTCTCCAGCTCGGAGGTTCCTACTACTATTGCTGTTTCTTTATTGATAAAAGCCACGCATACCAGCGAACCTACTTTGGGCTGCAAATAGACGCCACCGTGCTGAAAATCTACTACTAAATACACATCGTTTATGGGGGAACTGCCGTCTAAGGGACTTACATCAGCGGTTTTAGCCTCCTCATCTACAGAGGTTACCTCGCACACTTTAGCGTATAGTTCCTGCCCCGTATTGGCTAATTGCTGTATCAGTTCTTTTATCATAATGCATTCCCTAATTCTATCTTTTGTCGGTAGCCGTTGGTGCCGAAACTAATCTCATTCTTTTTCACTAAATAAGTACCACTATTGCCGTCAGAGGCGTGTATTTCAACCATATCGCACTTGCTTACTTCGGGTACACCAAAGGTCTCAAACGAGCCCTTAAAGCCGCTTTGTTTGTAGCGTTCTAAGGCTTGCAAGGCGTACTTCTTTAGTTCCTCCTCTGTTAGTCCGTCTATGCGGAGCTTTATTACTTCACCGTCTTTATCGCCGTACTCGTAGGTGATTTTCTTATGCTTGGCGTTAAAACTCTGCGCCTCCACACGTACCCTTATATCGTCTTTATCACGGTAAGTAAAGTCTTCACTGATGATGTTTCTGCCGTGCCTAAAAAACAGCTTCTTTCGGTTGTCTGTAGGGTAGGCTAAGCCGATGTACAATACCGATTGCCCCTCAATAAACCTAAAGTAACTACTCAGCATTACCTTGTCCTTCAGTTCCTGCAACTCTTGCGATACGTTGGGCTGGGTGATACGCCACGCCCCTATATGAATGTTATCGTCAATGAGTTTGTAGCTAATATTTGTGCCTTTGAGCAGATGTTCCACTATCTCTTTGAGGGTAGCGTTCTTAAAGGCTTTAGGCTCGGCTTTTAGTGTTTTGAGTAGGAACATACCATCTTCACATTTTATGGTAATAGGCACTTTGGCATCTACCGAACGTATATAGCCTGCAAAGCGTACTTTTAAATCATCATCATAACCGAGTTCTACCGTAATACGGTCGCCTCGCTTGATTGGGGGTGTACCTTTTTCATTTACATAGCCTTGCCAGCGAATATTGCGAGGCAACTTCAGTTCGCAAGTGTCTGTAAGGCTTCCCATATCTTCTACAATGTTACACTCGGCTACCGAACTAAATTGCCAGCGGGTGCTACCCGTCTCAATCGTTATTTTACTTACTAATCTTAACATAACTCTTTATTAGTCATTAGCCACTCGCACTTCATAGGGTTCGTCTGATAGCATTTGTACCTGTACGCTTTGGCGATTGCTGTGGGTTTCCTGCTGCAATGAGAAAGAGGTTACCACTGCCGACTTAATACCAAAAGCATAGAGAAAGTCGCTTTCCACTTCCACAGCTTCGGGAGTAGTGAGTAGCTTGCGCAAGGTTTCTAACTGACTTAGCGGGTAGTCCTGCTTTGGCAATAAAAACGCCTCGTCAGCTTGCTCCCCAGGTTCACCTTCATAATCGGTAATAGCGAGGTCGAGGGTAATGCTGTAGTCGCCATTGCTGATATACTCCTTAATCGTGCCGTCACGCCCTTGTAGAGGGGTAGTAACGATATTGCGCTGTTGGGTTATTGAGATAATCACTTCGGGGAACAATAAGCTGTAACGCTCGCCCTCGTGGTGGGTACTCATACGCAAGGAGGTAAGCCAAAGGCGATTTTCTAAGTCGCTTGTTGCGACAAACTCGCCGTCAAACTTCTTTACCTCTAAAGGCTTGCCCATTTGCATACCAAAACGAAAAGCCAAGTTTAAGGCTACCGTTTTGGCAATCGTTTCAGGCTGTGGTTGAAAGTTAAAGTGTATCATATTTGTCAATCATTAGCCCCCGCAAAGTCGGCAGTAGCAGTTAGTAACACTTCTCTTACTGCTTGTAGGAGTTGTTGTTTATCCAATCCTTTGTCGGCATTCATATAGATATTAAAATTATCCATCATCTTGCCGATACTAAGGTTACGCACTTTGTTTTCGCTTTTGCTTTTATCGCCCCCCACGCCCGTGCTGTTCATTGTTTTAGTAGCAGCCACGCCTCCAACAGTAGGTACCGTAGGTTTGTTTTTGGTAAGGTCAAAGCTGTCTTTGTTTTCTACTACCGTTACTTCTTGAGGCTTATCGTCTTTTTTGGTGTTAGCTTTCTCCTCATCAGATACTAAATTCATATTCTTGCGAAACTCCTCTACACTGCCAGCGGCATTTGTAGCCCATTGCCAGCCTGTAAGCTCCGCTACCCAACCCAGTATCTTTTGCAAGGGATGCATAATCACATCCAACAGCACCAAACCTATACGTTTAAAACCTGCTAATATCCCCTCCGACTGAAAGGCTTCTACAATACTATCCCAATGTCGCTTAATCATCATAAAAACACTGATGAGCATTCCAATAGGGAATAACAGCACTAATATTGTACTACCAAAGCTATCAAAGTACTTAATAGCGGTAACAACATAGCCTATAAGTAAGGCAACACCTGTAGCGATAAGGAATATAGGGTTCATATTCATTACGGCATTCAGCACGCCCTGTGCTACAGCCATTGCTTTGGTTACCCCTGCCCAAATAGTTGTTTTAACCGACAGAATACCTGCCCATAGTGCAGCGCGCTTTTCGGCATTGGTTAAAAAAGTAATACCATTATAAAGTCCTCTAAGCAAGGGAGCAAGATTAGTGATTTCTTTAGTAATATCTCCTATTACACTGGCATAGCCTATACCTCCTCCTGTAGCGTTAAAAAGCGCAATTTTAAAGTCTTCTACTTGTGCTGTAATTCGTGCATTTTTCTCTGCTGCACTCTCCATAATTACCCCTGCTTGCTCTACTGCCGAGTTGGTTCCCTCAATACTTTTGCTCATCGCTTCAGCCTCGTCAGCCGTATTGATAAGGGCAATGGCAGCCGCCATATTTTCTTTGCCAAATACCTTGGTCATCAGTGCTGTATCGCCTTGTATTTTTCGCAAAGTCTTTAGGCGTTCGTGCAAAGGGATACTACTATCGGCTAAGTAATCGGTGCTAATACCCGCAGCTTTCAGTCCGTCAGCAGCCAGCTTGGAGGTGAAGCGACCTTCCGAAAGAGTAGTCAGTACGTTGCGCAAGGCTACCCCTCCCTCACTACCTTTTTTGCCTGCTTGGTCTAATAGCTGAATGTAGGCGTTCGTCTCGGCAAATGATAACCCTGTGGTTTTAGCTACCATACCCACCTGCTCCAATGCCTGCTTGATTTGAGGCAGTTCAGCCGAGCCATTTTGGGCAGCTGCCGACATTATATTCATCATCTCGGTCATCACCTTTGCTGCCTTGATAGGGTCTTCCATACTTATCCCAAACTGGTTCAGCGAGGTGTTGAGTACATCAGTAGCGGCTATGGTATCGCCCCCCATTTGCTTGGAGAGGATATTCACGTTCTCGCCCATCAGCTTCATTGCCTCGCTGTTCTTAGCAATATCGGGGCTAAGCTGTGAAAGCATCATCTTGTAGGCTTCCACGTTATCTACTGCCGAAGTACCAAAGGTTTTAGCGGTATCACGCGCTGCCATTTCTATAGCTTTCAGTCCCTCACCTGTAACGCCCGTGATAGCTGAAAGCTCTGCGAGGTTCTTTTCAAGGGCGATACCAGGGGCAGAAAGGCTACTTAGTGAGGTAGCTGTCCTATCGGCAAAGTCCAGCATAGCTGCAAAATTCAGCTTAGAAAGATTAGTGCTTTCTTTAACGCTTTTAGCCACCCCCTCAATAGCTTTTGTAGTGTTTTCGGCAAAAGTGTTGAGCGTTTGATTGATTTGGGTGATTTCAGCCTGTAGTATATCAATATTTTTAAACAACCCGACAAATATAGCCGACACATCATTCCCGCCTGCCACACTAAAATTTATTCCGAAATTAAACGTATTATTCATTTTAATTTTGTATATTTGCCGTGTTAAATATTGTTTCTTATGAAAGCACTTTACTGGATATTAAACATTATTGCTATCTTCTTAACCCTTATAGGGTTCCTTTGCCAATGGTTATTTGGGTTTGGAGGCACTACGGCAGGTTATAGTCTGCTTACGCTTGTGGTATTAGTAGTTTTGAACTTCTTAACCAATGGCTGGTTTGACCTACCCACCCATAAGTACCTTAAATAATTCGGCTTGGTTTTGCATACGCCAGTGCTCTAACCACATTGCTTGTGCATAGAGCTTGCACCATTGGCTGGCTTGTAGGCTTTCGGGGGCTACCCCAAAGTTAGCACGAATCAGTGCCTCCGCTTTCCATTCTTCTCTGTTATTAGGCTCTACACTATCCTTATCAGATAGCAACGAGCCTACAAGTTTTTTGCATTTGCCTTTGTTTGCTGTATGCGTGCCAATAAAGCTTCTACGGCTTTGAGCTTCAATAAATCGCGGTTTGCAATTGCCTCATCGGCTTTTACTACACAATTAACATAGGCAGCTTGGGCTGATTTTACCTCGTCTGTCTTAGCTATTTTGGTAATAACCTCCAATTGCTTAAAGGTAGGTTCTTTGAATATCACTTGGTAGGTTTTACCTTCTGAGGCTACTTCCACCAGTACCAGCTCGCCGTGTTCCTCTTTAAGGGTTTGTATTTCGGCTTCTGATAGCCCACAAATAGTAGCGGGCTTTTCACCAAAAGCATAAGGGTTCTCTTCTACGAACATAAATTTTTCTTTTTCCATAATAATTAAATGCTTTTATCTACTACGTGACTTACAATAAGGGGTAATTCAACTTCTTTGTGCATATCGCCTTCTTTCCACTCAAAAGGTGTTTTTTGGAACTCACAATTCTTTAAGATATGCGTTACCAAGGGCTGATTATCGGGCTGATAATTCACCGTGATAGGGAAAGGGGCAATGCGGTGTAATTGTCCGTTAGGGGCTTTAGCTTTCAGTGCCATTGCCGTTGAGACAAGCACGGTGATAGAAGCAGTAGTTTTTATTCTACCATAACCACGACTTACTGGGTGGCGACCAGCACCATATACGTTCTCTTTCTCCTGCTCCTCTTCGTACTTTATGGCAACAATACCCGTAACGGGTACATCCGCAATAGTGCAGATAATATCTGCCCATCCGTATTCTCTTCCGTTGATAAGGGGTTCGTGTTCTAACATTTTAAAGTGCTTTTAAACGATTATTAAATTACTATACACTAAGGGCAAAACCAATAGCTACTTCTATCTCGCGCATTGTGCCTACGGGTACAATCTTGAGTACTACTTCTAATTTGGAGGTTTGCAAAATACGCTGGCGTGGGTTGATATACACTTTATACCCACTCAGCTCACCATTGCGTTTCATTGCATCTAAAGGCTCTTCACAAAGGGCACTAATAGCTGATACAGTTGCCGTTTGCAGATTGCCCGTGTCGGGGTCAATATAAGCAGGTCCTGAAATCTTAGGTACCAGTACGCGATTGAGCTCACGGATAGCCTTGTCGATAGTGCGGTTATTCTCTATATAGGCAAAGTCGCTGGTAGCAGCCGTAGCGGTGAAGCTATCGTTGAAGTACGTACCTGCGTTGCCTGCATATTGAGTAAGGAAAATATACCCTTTGCCATTCAAGGCTTCTACTTGTGCAGGGGTAAGGCTTCCAAGCTTGGTGCCGTCCGCTAAAGCGGGTACATCCAATTCAAGGGCTCGCAGCACATCGCCTGTAAGACCTTTATTGTAAGCAACAGTCACTAAGTTCTGTTTCTCTACCCAGCCAATGCTTTCGTGTACGCTGGCTTTGGAAATAGCTCCAAGGGCAGCTCCTATACAACCCACTGCAGGGGTAGTTTGTGCGATATAGTTTCCTCGCCCTGCACCATCTTGACCTATCACTACGCTCACAAGCTCGGCACTTTTGGTGTGCAAATCGGGGAGGTTAGCAATATCTTCGGCTTTGAGTTTAAAGCTATACAATAGGCTTACAGGAGTGATACGTTTGGCTAACTCCTTGCCGATAGTGTTTAGCTTGCTAAGAGCATTGTCTAAGCCCGAAAGCTCGGTTTTAAAGTCGCAAATGGCTATTTGTCGGAGTTTGCCCTGGGCGAATGCCTGTAAGGTTTTTACTTCGGTATAATTGCCGTCAGCACTTGCTACCGATTGCACGTATAGCTTTGCCCCTTCATTGATACGAAAGAACTCGGTTATATGATAGTGCAATACGGGGGCTGTATCGGGAAAAATTCCCTTGCCGTTTAGCTCCTCTACCGAAAGCAATAAGGTAGGGGCAACGGCTGTTTCGCCATAGACGATAAGCCCAGAGATATGGTCTTCGCCTGCGAGTTCACGCCCTAAGCCTCCGTTTTTTCTTATGAATTTTACTCCGTTCATTGTTTAGCGTTTGTTTTGTTTGTTAGGTTTGAGTTCAAAACGTGGTTTGTTTTGCTCTTCAGAGGGCTCTAAGTTTTCTGAACTATCAGTGTTTTCTGAAGGTTCTGGGGTTTCTGAAATGTCAGAAACTTCTGAACTATCAGTGCTTTCTGAAGACTCTGGGTTTTCTGAATTGTCAGAAACTTCTGAGCTATTAGTGCTTTCTGAAGGCTCTGAGGGTTCAGTGGTTACTACTGTTTGAGGCTTCTGTGTTTCAGTAACTACCTCATTTTCCACATCCTCTTTTTCTGTAGCTTCTTCTGTGCGTACTACTTTTTTTACCTCTTTATTTTTGAGGGTTTGGGCGTGGTTTTGCGCGCCGTTTTCGGTGTAGAAGTATTTGCCGTCAGCGGTTTTGTAGGCTACATCTAAATTGGGGTTATCATTGAATATGGTATCCATAGGGTTTCTGTTATTAGTAAAGGGGGGAAGGTTGCAGAAAAAAGCGTGCTAATTGAGTTACTTTGGGGCTTTTCTGAGGTTTCCCCTCCTTTTGGGTTAAACATTATTTCATAGCGGCGATGTACTTTTTCTCCAAAGGCAAAGCAATGAAGTAGTGGCGATACGCCAATAGGTTTGCTTGGTTTTGGGTATCTTGTTTGGCTTCGGAATAGTACTGCTTAGTAAGTCCTGTTTTTTTACGGACAGCATCTACCACAAAGGCTACTGAAGCAGGTTTATCGGTACTTGTAGGCACTTGGTCGAAAGCGATTTTTTGTCCTGCACTATTGTAGTGAGGGTGCTGCTCATAGGTTTTGATTTCAAAACCTGCAATCACGGGGGCTGTTTGTCCGTTGCGATAGTTGATAAGCTGGTCGCCAAAGCGTTCTCTATCTTTAAGGAGGGAGTTGTAGTGGTCATAACACAAGACAAGTCGGCGACCTTTGAGAGGCCATCCTGCTTTGTCGCATTTTGCTTTGAGGGCTACAATGTCGTTGTAGGTACATTCAGTTCCTGCAATGGTAAGAACTGGGGTAGCAGCGGTGTTTTGGTCGGGGGCAATAGCGTGTAAAGCTTTTTTATACTTGGTAACGCTAATTTCATTGGTGTGGCTACGGGTAACCGCATCAATTTTGTTGTAGCTTGCCCCGATGGTTTGGTCATCGGTAACCTTTGTAGGTTTTGTTTGATATTTATCCAATTTTACCACTACTTCGTTGTCGGTGTAGTCTTGGATAGCGAGAGGATAGGTACTATTATTAATTAGTACATCGGGTTTGAACTCAGTAGTAGGGATGTGAATTACGTTGTGTTCGCCCATTTGGGTTACATCGCCATCGAGTTCTTGCACGCCGTCTAAGAAGTCAGCATCGGCTCCTTGTGAAAGGGTTTGTCGTACACGTGCCTCCCATATTTCTGGAAAATTCATTGCCATAGTTAATTCTGTTTTAAAAGGTTTTTAAATATCATTTAAATAGCTTGCTGTACTGCGATTTTAAATAGAAGCTACTAATTTTTGGTAGGCTTCAGGGTTGCTGTTTTTGAAAGCTAACTTTTCATCTAAGGAAAGTTTTTGAAAATCGTCCATAGTAGTTACTCCAGTGGTTCCTGCGGGTGTGGTAACACCTATTCCAAAGCTCTTTTTAGCAGGCAAAGCCTCCAAAGTAGCTTTTGCGAGCTCAAAGTCTTTAGCTGCCAAATCGGCAAAGGTTTGTCGTTTGTCGGCAGTGATTTTACCACTTTTCACTGCCTCATCAAGCATTTGAGTAGTAAGGGCAGCTTTTTGTGCTTTTTCTTTGGCTACAAAAGCACTAAGCTGTTCTTCTGAAAGGGTAAGTTTTTCTTTCAGTTCGTCTCGTGTTTTAGAAAGTGCCAAGATAGCAAATTCTATTTCGTCTGCAGAAAGTTCCTTGGTGCTGGTACTCATACCCAAGGCTACTAAGGCTAATTGTGTAAGTTGTATCTTCATATTATTATCTGTGTTAATTGTTTTATCTGCCAATGATAGGCATAGCTCATTTATTTCTTTTTCGGTAAGTTCTTTGCCGTCCATATGTAGGCGCAAAGCATTGGCATTGCTGGGTACTGCTACTATAGAGACTTCAGCAAGGATACACTTTGTAAGGGTTACCACATTATCTTTATATGATAAATCCTTTTCTGAAAAATATATTCCCATACTTGCCCCTTTGATAATCCCGCGCTCAACTTTTCCTGCTATGAGTTTAGCATTCTCGTCTTCCATATCAAACAAAGGTTCGGCAAAAAGTTTACCCTCTTCAATGGTAATGTCTTTCCAGCTTCCTATTACGGTCTGATTACTGCGAATGTGTCCGTCCAACATTACAGGATTGAGTTTGAAGCGTGTTAGGTCAATTCCTGCGGTAAGTATCCGAAAGCCATGCGAATTGACTACTGCTTCATCGTTCAATATAAATTTAGGCATTGTACTTCTGTTTTTTGTTGTTGTCAATCATTTTCGGGGGCAAAATTCGTGAGCTTCAGTGGAGTGTGCAAATAGTTGTTCAAGGACTGAACAGTTTTGTTCAAGGAGTGAACAAAGTTGTTCAAGGTGTGAACAACTTATTTTCTAATTGCCTTATTTGTAGGAATTTTGCCACAAAAAAAATGGCAAAGACAAAAGAACAAACACGTATTAAGGCTGAACAATATTATATTGAAAATATTGAAGTTACACAAGCAGAAGTGGCAGAACTCTACGGGGTTCGTCCTGCTACGATTGGCGAGTGGGTAAAGAAGTACGATTGGGAGGACAAGCGTCTGAACTTCCACGCCTCGCCTACGATTATCAAACAAAAGCTACAAGCCGAGACCATTAGGGTAATGAATGGACAAGAGCCTACTTTTTCGGCTTCTGATGTAGGTAAACTAATGGCAGCACTGGATAGGTGCGAAACGCAAGCAGACCCAACTACAGTGTATAAAGTGCTGAAGGAACTGGATATGTTTATATCACAACAAGATGCAGGCTTTGCCGCTCAATGTACCAAGTATCACAAACAATTCTTACAACTAAAAATTAAAAATGAGCAAGAACGATAAAATATACGCTAAACTCTTAGCCGATTACGACAAGCATTGCCTGCTGATAGCTAAAGCTACTTCGGTGAATATACACGAAACAGCCAAAGAAAAAGCGGCTCGTATTAAAAACTTAGAGGGTGATTATGTACGCTGGTTTGAATACTATTTTCCTAACTATGCCAAACAGAAGTGTGCGTGGTTTCACGCCCAGCTGGCTAAGTTGATAGTAGGCAATAAACGCTTGCGCTTGCTTGCCGAGATGTACCGCTCGGCAGGAAAGTCGGTACATATAGATATGGGCATACCGCTGTACTTGTATTTTGCCAAGAATGATTTGCGTTTTATGCTTTTGGTAGGTGAGACTGAACCTAAAGCTAAAAAGCTACTATCGGGTATACAGGCACAATTAGAACACAATAACCGCTTGCAGAATGATTACGGCAAGAGGTCATCGGCAGGC